TCATTTAAGGTAGTCGGTCTGCAGGGACTCGAACCCTGGACCCGCTGATTAAGAGGCATAGGTTCCTTCTAAGCTTATCAACACATTTAGTGTTCATTGCAGAAAGTCCATATCAACTTCGATAAACATAGGATAGTTGTTGGCAAAAAAAGAACCCCCAGGGGCGGCGGGGGCTCATTCATGAACGCATAGACAGAAAGTATATGTGAAGGCCAGTATAAGGACAAAGATAGGGCTTTATGAGACCAATGAATGTCCATCACGATCAGGATATAGGAATAAATATCAACAAAAGTCTTCCAAATTATGCAACCGGCTTCTCGCTGAACTGTCTCATTGCAGAAGTTTCAGGTAACATAGGAATAGCATAGGTAGAGGATCTCATTTTTTTGTATGCTAGCCTAACCGGAGGTATCCGAATAAAATCTAAATATGTAAACTGAAATACGTTCTTGGATGCCCTTTTTAACCGAGAGATTTTACCAAGAACAAATCCAATGAGCGAGATTAACCACTTAACTGCTCTCCTAGCAATGAAATGCTTCTTATAAAAGTAAGTTACTAATAAATTCATATACTCATCGTAAATCTCCTTCGCCAAGGGATTACTCTTAAGAGTATTGCTAACAGTTAGCTTAAAATTGTTAAAGTCTGCAGTTCGCTTGTATTTTTGATATAAGAAGACAGTAATACCTATGTGCAACTTATCAAGTTGAGAAATAGTTCTAGATAAGGTCTTGTCTAGATATTCGAATATCCATTCACTCTTATCAAGCTTATTGTCGATAGCAAAATGCCTAGTTTTATCTCGTAACTTATAAAGTCTCATCCGATATTCACAGGACAATCTGCTATAATACATGTTTCGGAAGACCCAGTAAACCGAAAACAAGATCAATAAACCAATCAATACATTGTAATTCATGATATTATTTTGAGCTGCTCAGTGGTCCATCTATAAGTCTATTCTGTAGGCTTCTTTTTTCTTCAACCGCCTCATCCAGCCTCTCCATATAAAATGATACCTTGTTCCTGTAATGATAATTATGGAATATAAGGACTACAAACTGAAGTAAATTGAATCCCAATAGTATGTTAATACTCATTGGACTTTTGAAAAGTAACCACATATCAATAATTTCCTTTTTCTGGCTTGCATCAGGGACAATCCAAATGAAAACAGCACAAAGTATCACAATAAAACCTACTGCGCCAACTTTATTCATTAGATTTCCCAACAATTCTAGCAAAGCATCTATCGAAAGTACTTGCTTGGGGGTACGGCGTTTCACCATCATACGAATTACGGTTAAAAGATAGCAAATAATTTAACTGACAGAAAAGCAATTTATTAACAAAAGTAAAAAAACTTTTAAATATCAAATATAGAACGTAAAAAAGTTACATCTGCTGCTTTCACCTATATATTTGTTCATAGCCCACAAAACAACTAAATCTATAACCTTCCTCGATCATAGCTACTTATGCCTCCAATCCCATGGTGTCATCGGAGCATCCATTGCCCAAAGACCAATCCCTTTTTCTCTCGCTTCAGTTTCTATCCTTGCCAGCTCGGGATCCTTGTTATACTTCTTAAAATGCCAGGCCATTCCAAGCCTTAGGAGCTCCTTGTTTACGCAGAGGTCTCCAACATATACATAGCCGAGAGTTCGACCATAGAGATCCTCACCTGTTTTCTCAATTGTGACATCCTTCTGAAAGCAAAGGTCAACGGTAACCTCCTTGGCTCGGGATCCAAATTCCTGGCCCGATTCGGGGCAATCAATACCCTCAAGGCGAATCTTCACCTGTTGATTTTTCTCGGTCAGTACAACGATAGTATCGCCATCAGTAACGCCAATCACCCTGGCCTTGAAGGATTCTTCGCCCTGAAGGGCCAGAAATAGTATTAAAACAATCAACCGGTACAATGAATCAATTCTTTACGTAGACCTTGTTTCCCTTGCTGTTGATATAATATTTTCCTCCCCTGGGTCCTGTGTAGATTGTTCTGCCTGAAGAGCTACTGCTTGAGCTAGATGATGAAGAAACAGAAGACTTCGTACTACCTGATGGCTCGTAAGTGGACTTATGCTGCCAGCAATAATTTGATCCCGGATCTGCCGACCTGCTACACTGAGTGCCCTTAGCGGTTATTGCTTGACACCTGCCAGGTGTGCTGGAGGTACTTGATGTCAAATTCTGCTTCTGGGTTGTGCCCGCTTGGGATGCACCTACAGGCATGGCAGCTGCCGAGCCCTGAGTAGCCTTTAACCTCTCCACTTCATTTCTGAGAGTCTGATTTTCATTTTTAAGGTCCACAATTTGCTCCTTAAGTTCAAGGATCTCTGTCTTGAACTTGATCTGCTCTTCCTGGAGGGCCATTTTCTCGTCTACGAGCGTGACCAATCTTTGCTGCAGTTCAGCCTTGGTTTGTGCCAGAAGCACTTGACCAATAGCTAGGAAAACAATCAATGAAAGATACTTTTTCATGCCTACCAGTGTTAGTTAGACAAATCTTAAATAAAGGGTCATTTCTCAGACAGCTGTAAATTTATGAAGACCATCAATACGAGTCAAGAAAATTTACCTGTAATTATCTACAGAATAAGCTAGTTAGTCAAAATGAAAATATGGCAGACTCATTCGCTCTTTGGCTTAGTTATCCGGTATACTACAAATGAAACGATCAGGAACACTAGAATTTTTACCCAGATTGCCACGGGTGTCCTCGTAATTAGGTAGCTGGAAATATAAGAATTCTGGGTGGAATTATTTAATTCTTAAAATCTGAGAATATTCCCTATTCTTAACATCCTTTAAGGTAAGCCGGTACTCCTTTGCTGATATAATTTCGTCAGGAGTCACCAAATTTGTACCAATACGACCGTATAGAAAAACATCAATATTTTCACCATACGGAATTAATTGGTTATTAAGATAATAATCAGAAATGTTTAAAGTCCGGATCATGGTTAAGCACCTTTTATCAGGTATTTTTTCGAGCGTTTGGCTTGGATAAATGCCAAGTCGTAATTTTTCCCATTTACCACTAATGTTTACTTCAATTTCAGGGTTAGCATGTCGTTTGAAATTAGAGTGACCCTTATTCCCGATAGTGAAAATAATCAATGCATAACTATAGGGTTGACCATCGAAATCTACCCCGCCAGTCCAAGAATTTCTTAATAAAAAACTCAGCTTAGGTTTTTCGTTAATCCACTTGCATACATTAATAATCCCGGGTATCCCCCCGATAAGCGCAATAAATGCAGCTACGGCAGCAATTACGATTGAAGTGTTACTCATGTCAGCCATGTAAAATACGTAGTCAACTATCTTGCAGATTAACCAAAGGTAAGCAGATTTAAATAAATTGCTACATCCTAGTAACGTATTTAAAAAATGGGCAGATCCGAGGAAAATGAATAATCTACTGTCGGAATTACAGCGGAACCGTCATAGCGAACATTGCCAATGCTTGCTGATCCTTCCTATATTATATGTCTATTACGTTACCAATTGTTGTACCAGGAGAGCTTCTTCTATAAATTGTTGATCCATCAACCCCCTGGTAGTCTGCAACAGAATTGTTTTCTGCCACACAGCTCTCACAAACAACGTTCTCCTGGGCCAGAGCCTGAACGCCTCCTTCAGCTGAGAATCCTACCTGGCATCCGTGAGCATAACATCTCCTGAGGGTAATATCTTTATTGGTCCAACCAGGCGAACCAGGCGACCATACTTCAAAACCATGCACAACACCTTCGGCTTCGCAGTCTTCTAACAAACCGTTGCGACATTCTCCATACATTTCGAATCCATCACAAGATGAAGATCCTGTTGACGGACCAGCCTTGCTTCTTCGTACTAAAAAATTTACACACTTATCAAAGTGGGTGCTGTCAAAATAGCCTGCCGATCCTGTACTTCTGAAGGTGCAGTCTTCGTGTATAAAATCACGACATCCAATCAGGTTGTGCGAGTGAACAGTCTGATTAAGGAAATTAAGTTGATACATCGCCCAGAATCTTCCCCAGTTGCTTATGATGCCCTCGGCGCCGCCCACTATCGTGGCACCATTACCTCTGATTTCGGTCCAGGTAATGAAATGACCATTAGGGAAGTTTTGAATAGCGGTCGCACCCGCTGCGATATTATACGTTCCTCCGGCGGCAAAGCTCAATATATCACCTCCGTTCATAGTGGCTATAAGAGAAGCTATCTCAGCGGCTGTAGCACCATTTGGCACATTGACTGTTTTTCTTGTCCGGGAATCGGGCCGGTACGGGTTATTAAAGGACGTCAGAATAGTCCTGGCTGCACCTGTAATGTAGAAAGGATATACCTGGAGACGCGATGCAGATGTGAAGCCATCAACCTTTACACCTTTAGTGTGTAGCTGAAATCCACAGACACTGAAGCCACTTCCGACACCAGTAGAGTCGACACCTCCGTAAAATCTATCTTTAAAATAACGTAAATAGAGCGGATATGCTGTGCCGACATTGAATGTTGCAGATAAATTACTGCTAATTTGCGTTTCCACACCAGCCCACCTTCTGAATAGTTGAATGATATTTGATGCCTGTGTGCAACGCATAATCATACAGTTGTTATCATCCTCCCAGCGAAACCTGATGTTAAGTACTTCTCCTGAAGCCGGAGTCCACACAAATGAGATGTATCCATCTTCTGATCCCTCAACGGTTATTCCGTTTGTTGGGCTTGAGGTGGAATAGAGCGCAAGTGATGTTGGAGTATCATAAGGCGCAGGCAATTGAGCAACTCGGGCAAAGTCAAGTCTAAACTGTTGAGTGTAGTTGGCAAAACCTAAATACCCTGTGACAGAGCTTTCGGTATGATCAACATGCACCAGCATGTCATTTATAATAAACAATAGTCCGGCAGCCCTTTGAACGATTGTATAAATATTCTCATTCACCAAATTAACAAGAGGAGCATCAGTTATACCTCTACGCCATCCACCGGCAGCTGTCATTATTTGAATGCCGTAAGCATCTCTGTATACCATGGCATTACCACCATAGGCTCCGCTGGCTGCAGATTTGAAACCGATGAAGAATCCATTATCGAAGGCTATATGCTTAACTAGCGCAGTCAGAGCCATTCCCGTAGCTCTTGTTATTGGAGTGGCGCAATATGCGCTAAGATCTCCGTATGCTGGAGTAGCCTGAGCAGGCACAACTAGTTTGCCATCCGAAATACTCATTTGGCCATCTGTCTGAACAAGGGTCAACGTGTCCCCATCAGGCTCCATTGTTCGTGGAGAAGCCACAGGAGCAGCATCATCTGTAATAAATTCATCCCTGATGATATAATCAGGCTGCCATTCTCTTTTGGTTGCTGATATGGCCGCTGCTATGCCATTTAAAAGTCCCATTGCTAGTTCCTCCTATCTTTTATCCATTTCTTCGGACTAATTCAAAATGATAGAGATCGTTGAACTTATTGTCTCTGATATCTCCATCCTGGTCCCAGTCACCTCCCCACCTTAAAGTGATGCCGAGTTCTGAAGCACAAGCGGCCATGACCCCGGCGACAATACACTGCATCTTTTCACTCTGTGCTGCCGTCCCTCCAACATACACCTGGAGATCTACAGCCTCGCCAAACTGATGCTTAGATAGCTTTTCATAACCGTCACACTTGGAATAGTCATCCTTGAAAACCTGGTTCTGCTCTTCAGGTGTTCGTAACCCTCCCTGCCATGCTACTCCAAAATCAACCGGAGTACGCTTGATTGCAAGATGGACGACCTTAACAAGGTCCTCCTCTACTCCCTCTAATCTTTTCAGGCTCCGCTCAGACAATGTGTATTTGCTCATATCATGCTTTCTTAAAACGCACTCCGGATTGACAATCTAACCCAAATCAGAAATTAACCAGTCGCAAAAGAGATCATTCTGTGAGATTGAACAGGTCAACGGTTATGCCTCCAAGGAATGATAGTCCCTGAGCTGCCGGTAGCCCGAAATCGTAATTAAATCCTAGTCGGAAAACAGAATAACCACCAAGTACCGCGAATCCGTATCGGCCACCTTCGATGTAGGGCACCGTTACTCCTCCGCCAACTCCCCAGTCTCTCATTCCATCAGGTTTCACATGGGTAAATAAGAAGCCTCCGAAGAGCTTTGAGAAATCTCTGCCCTCAGTGCCTATCACCTTGCCAGTCTCATCGGTTTTAAGTCCGATTGCCGGGCAGGTAAGGCCGACATCCCACCGTACCAGCCAGGTACCGGTAAGAGGTGCCTTAGCATTTCCCTCAATAAGTTGTGGAGTGATTTCGTGGAAGAATCCCTTAAATGGTGACTGCGCATATGATCCAATGCCCACCATAAGAAGTAAGGTAATAACCGCTGCGGATCTCTTCAATGCTCTCGAGGCAGATGGGGAGATGAATACCCTGACCTTTGCGGTTGAATGCTGAGGTGCAAAGAAGGTCGTACCGATGTAGGTAAATGCTGACGACAGGACCACTTTCCAGACCACTGCCCAGATAATTGTTCCTTCGACAAGGTAAAGACCCACCGATTCAATTATGCCTGTTCCCAGGGCAATTAATAGGCCAGAGGCAAGATTTATCAGGCTCAGGGCTCCGGCCGGAGAGTCGGAATGAAGAACAGCAATAAGGTTCTTTCCGGAGTAACTTAGAGTAATACTGACCGCTGTCACAGCGAGCAGTAGATAATCAACAGGCTGCTGGCCAAATGCCGTCACAACGGCGGTAACCAGCAGCATGAAAAGTCCTTTGAAAAACTGTTGTGTTGTCATGTTAAACTGTTTTTGTTAGTATATAAAGGCTGTCATGCAGCCACCTGTAAAGCTTCTCTTATCTCATCATCAATCACTACCCTGTCACGCATCACCAAAGCTTCATCTCTTCCGTCCGGTTCATCACCGTTAAGATCTTCGACTGTGGTACCATGGGAGGATACGTCGATAACCCTGACATTACCTTCAAATACCAGCCTGTCCTTCAGTTCCTCTGGACCGTCAAGAGTAGGCACCTGGCTAAACCCGAGGGCAAATAGCAGGCGTTTCGTGGCCTCAAACCACTGCCGGTAGGTGATACCCTTTTTGAGAGTTTTGATCAGGCAGTAATGAAGTGCACCGTTTGCCCGACCATCAAAGACAGCATCAGCTGCAGTCTGATTAGAAAGACAAGCGGAGATAACAAGTACCTTATCGTACTCATGACCCTTGAGGATCGGCTTGACGATTCTGGGATAGACGGGGGCAAATTCTGGGGGGTGGAACCGGCACCCAAGTACATGAGATTTTACACCATTGCGGGTATTGCTTTCTGAGAAGCAGTTGTCCATTAAAAACAGGAGCATCCCGTCATCTGGGGTCCCGGTTGCAGCGTCTCTTATTTCACTGAGTAACCTGTCGCCAGTCGCAGTTTTGTCCTTGAATTCCCGGAATGCAAAATCAGGCCACAACGATAGAATGGCCTTCCTGATGTCCACCTGGTCATTCGGGGGGCCGGCCAGATCATTAGCCGTTCCAGCATAGTCACCTACTACAATAGTGCTAACTGTCCGGTTCGTGAATAGCTGAATTATCAGCTCCTGCTTCTTATTTCGAAATATGTTACTCATGCACATCTTTACGATCGTATTTGTTGAGTTTTTTTAAGGTCAGTTTTATACTGAGGATAAGTCCTATACAGCCAAGAATCACAAAAGCCAAGTCAAACAACTCCTTGCATTTATCAAGAAGCCCAATGGCTCCAATAAACATGCTGGATATATATCCTGTCCAGTTCTTAATCATTTCAATCATAACCCTTATTTATTGCGTTTTACATCCAGGGCATTAGCTCCGCCACCTTCGGGAGAAAGAGCCAGACAATTGCTGCAGTAAAATCTATGGTCAGATCCCCGGCATCGATGCTTTCGTTATCATGGTACTTATCCCATAGTTCCTTTCCAATACCCACCATGCAAGCGAATGTAAAGGCAATCAATGCAGGGATTATCGGACCCCAATAAGGGTCGCTGCCGATTATGTCCGGCAGAAAAGTATAGATCAACTGGGCCACAAGGAATGTTACCGTGAAGTGAAGTATGATCTTAATATTCATATCAGTACAATTGTTTGTCATTATAGAATAAAACATATTGTCCGTGCTCACAAGCCCCGATATCTGGAGTGCCGTTCTGGGGCACTGAGTGGCCCCAATAATCAGTCGTAAGCCCGACATCTAATCCTGCGTCAATAGCTGGGGAAGTTGGGCGAAGGCGGAAGGTCTCGTTGGACTTGTAAAGTGGATTACTCCCGAGGATGTTGCCAGAGCTTGTCAGGTTCGATATTGTCTTACCCGATCGGTAATAGATGGCATTGGAGCCAGCGTTATTGTAAAGCAGGTTATTCTCAACAGTGAAGTAGCTATAGGTACCTGTTGGTGTAGAGCCATCACCGAGCAAGTCCCATGCATTAAGCCACCCATAAACAGTTGCATCAGTAGCAATGTTGTTCCTGATATAAAAATGGTCTATATTGTAGGGTGACTGAAGGTGTATCAGCCCCCTTGCGCCATTTGCATCAAGGTCGTTATTATCGAAATAGATATATGAGCAAATATCTCCTGTGGCTCCGGATGTGCCTACAAACTGAATAGCACCAAACGCGTACAGTCCGTCAGAGTATCCAAGGTTACGGAAGACGTTATACCTAAAGTGCAGCCTTAACTTGTGATAGGTAGTTTCATCGAGGGTGACATTTATGGCACACGGGTAGTTAGAAAACCGGTTACGCTCGACAATCACATCCTCGTTTGTTCTTTCATAATCTATCCCGTGCGGCGGGTGCGTCCCCGCGGTAGGAGTAGCGATTTGAACTGTAATGCTGAAGTCGTTGTCATGTATCCACCACGAATAATCATAGTTCCCTTTGACCTGTATCCCTCCAGCGAGGTCAATAGCCACGCCTCCAATGAAAGTATTGAAACCTATATCAAAACCTGAACTATTGCCGCTTTCAATGTGGAAGTTCCACCCATCAGCATATCCGCTCTGAACCCCGTCAGTATTTGGTTTCGTGCAATGGTTACGGTAAAATTTAAATTCATGGTTTATGGCTCCCCACAAATAGACCAGGTTCCCGTTATGTCCCGTTGTCCGGCTGACCTGTCTTAAAATACAGTCACTAACCTCCATTCCGATCGTGCCACCTATTCGTATGGCTCCAAAAATGCCCGGATCCCGACGCTCACAACAATTATCAATCATGCTGTTTCGGATTACTATCCCGGTGGCATAGGTGTCGGGAACATCAGTAAACGAAGAACCACCGTAAACCTCTATTGCAGAGTAAAGAAAGTCAACGAAGGTGCAGTTATGGAATACTAAATTGCTTCGCCTTCTGACGGAAAATCCGGAGTTGCCCGTCAGGTCTCCATCAAATTTGAGATAGCTGATTGACTGACTACCGTTGGTTCCCTCGCTTGTACTGCTCATTAAGATCATCGGCTCAAGTGAGGCTGCGGCGGTTACTATCGTAGTACCTCCGGCACCCATGAGGCTCACCCCGGCGGGAAGGGCAATCTGTGTGCTTATGTTATAAGTACCGGCAACGATATAAACCGTGTCCCCGGTAGATGCGTGGCTGATACCAGTCTGAATAGTCAGATAAGGTGCGCCGCTGGTACCGTTGCCCGTGCCGTCATTGCCGGTGGTGGCCACATATACTCTTGTTGCTCCAAGCGAGAGAGACAGCAAAAGGAGGGGCAGTATAAGCAGCCTTTTCATTTGCGCCTCCTTCTCTTAATATTCCATGAGATAAATAGCGGCAGGATGTAGTTAAGTATTCGCCAACCACCACGGGCTGCAGCAATAGACACGTACACCTTCCCGGCTGATGTGTCAATGTATAAGTCTCCTATCTTGTCGGGCGTATTGTAATTGGAAGTATCACCGGCTGCTGATTGTATGGTCGGAAACAGCGTTGCAGCATCATCACGATAACCCGCAGGCACATGAGGAGGAATAGCTTCATCAGAATCATAAAAGGCTGCTTCTCCATCCAAATTGATCAGACTATCTACCTTAAAACCCAGCGCAGATCCTGAAGCCGGAGGAATCCAGGTTACCACTCCAGCAGTCGACTTTGAAGGCACATAACCATCAACCGGTGGGTTTCCAAGCGAATTCTCCTTGCCGGCCAAAAGGGTCACAATGTTTCCCGGGATACCCACAAGCCTGTTAAGCTCTGTTACATTCACAAGGGCGCCATCAAGCACTGTATTGATCTCTGTGGCATTGGCAGTGATCTCCACTCCTCCGACCCGGATGGTTTCATTTACAGTATCGACCACACCCAGCACTTCGCTGAAGGCTGTATTCAGGGCATTCCGGGTCTGTAGTCCATTCATCCCCGGGCTCACTACATTCTGAGCAGGTCCTGGCAAGGTCAGACTCAGAAGTAAAAACCCTATGATTATCAGTTCTTTCATGTTCATATTATGTTAATTATGCGGCCCACGGAAACTGTTCCATACCCCGGTTATCCTTAAAGTATCCGTAGTCATTCCACGTTCCAGACCAGAAGATGTGAAGCCTGAAAGCGCGGTGTAGAAGGTTAAGATCAGCTTCACTCAGGGTAGCACCAGACTGAAGAAGACCTATCCATTGAATGTTATGAGGCGATGTGCTACTGTAGCATACTACTGTCCTCTCGAAGTCATACCCTATAAGCTCGGCCACGGTAACATTTCGAAGCAAACCTGCCTCGGTGAACCATAGATGATCAGTGTCAGCAGTCTTGTATGTATCCAGGTAAGGCATAGTAAGTGTGGCAGTGGAGTCTGCGGGTAAGTAATTGGTAGAAAAATCCTTCCCGGATACAGCAATTACACCTGAGCCTACCTCGCTCAGGAGAGAACTCTCAAAGACCCCTCCCACCCAGAGGATAAGCATCTTAGATTTAAGAACTGCAGGGCAAGCTCTTTCAGCTACCCTTACAGCACTTATACCCTGCAGACCAGCTCCGATGAATCCACCCATATCAATAGCCCCACTTCAAGGTAAGTGATGCAACATTTGCCTTGATCTTGCGAACTACTTCCACGTTCCATCCCGGATCGAAGACCGTAGGTACGAATGTCTCGGTCTCATCGTCAGCCGGGATAACCTCAAGGGTTACAGCTTCTGTGCCCTCATTCTTGACCTGAAACTGCTGGTTCCCTGGGAGGGAGAAATTTGCAGTAGCAAGGTTGGTGACTGCCCCGAACATCGAAGGCTGGAGTGCGTCCTGCGTTCCGTTTCTGCTCATATCCCTGTTTATTAAGTTGTTACTATTATTGTTCGTTGGTTAAAGTTAAAAATTGATGTATTACCGTAATTCACTTTCGCATAAATTTTTTATAACTCACTCCTATGGGTTACCTCTCCTTGCAAATGGTGATAACCAGGTACAGTTCTCCGGTTTCAGGATCAGTCCAATAGTACTGTCTATCCTGGATGACTTCCAGGCTTTGGCCGCAAGCATAACCCTCACCAAGAATAGTCCCGTACTCAGGAAGGATGGCAACAGTTGTACACCACATGCAATCAGGCTCTCTTTCACATGATACAAAGCCCAGTGTCACGCTAATAACAAAAAGTAAGATAAGTCTTTTCATGTTGCGATCATTAAGTCATTACCGCTTCTGTATAAGGCACCTGCCGGTAGGCCAGAGCTGCTTGTGGGCAGCCCATTCATTATTAGTCCCGCTGCATTCATGACGATGGAATTGGGTCCTATTTGCATTATAATATTCCCCTGCCCATCTCCAATGAAGAGCCAGCGCGGTTGCGTATAGCCACCGTTATAGCCCTTTATGTTTATTTTTATCGACCCGCTGTTTCCATTGACACTGTTTTCCCAGATGTCGTTGCCGTAAATTTTTATACCACCCAAGAAGGTGTCTGCCACGTTGGATATCAGGGTAGAACCAGAAAAATCAACTCCGGCTACCAATGCTTCAAGAAACAACTCTTCAGCAACAGATGTCAGAACGGTTCCTGCAGCCAGAAATGCGGCAGCATGGTTAGTCACAAAGTCAGCAGCAGTTATCGTGCGAGTCTGATTATAGATAGCCAATCGACTAACTCCGTCGCAGAGAACTGATGCACGGCCTGAATTACCCAAAAGGGTAATCTTGTCTTTTCTCTTTTGTGGTTGATTTGTGTCCAGTTCCCAATATGCACCATTGGGAGGTTCCTGATTAAGACTTGGGGCAATTGCAATATAATTGACGTCATTATTAGAGACCTTGCTTCCTATATTATAGTTAAAATCATCCCACCACTGTTCGGATAGAGCTATATTAGGGGTAATAGTCGATACGGTACCCGTTAGGTCTCCTTGAGTTGTGGGTGATCCCTCGAATACCCTCACTCCGAGATTATCAACATAGGCCAACTCAGCAAATAAAAGACCGGTGGCTATGCTCTCAAAGTTTGCCCCGAAGGAGTTCCAGTAGCTGGTATTCGTAGGTAGAATCCCGGAAAAGGATCCCCCGGGGGCATCTGTCCGGGCAACATAGTAACCTCCGGAGTACTGGACGACATCAACCCTATTGGCAGTGCCATAATAAGTACTATCGGCAGCATAGAGCCCTCGATAAATGGTTGAAGGACCGTTAGCGCCATCTGCTCCATCATTACCATCGGCACCCGGAGCACCATCTGCGCCGTCTGTTCCAGCTGCTGCCTTTTTTGTCCAATATGATCCCTCCGCTGGTGTCTGACCGCTGGATGGAATAGGATTGATATACAACCAACTCTCGCCGACATTGGTCACTTCGTCTCCACGATAATAAGTTGTAACTGCATCGTAGTTACCCCTGAAACAACTAACAGGGAATGTGGTACCGCCACCACTTTGCACCAGTACGCCTTTAAGAGTGAGTTGATCAGGTGCAGTGACATTCCAGTCGAGTTGGCTGGATGTGTTTCCCATACGAAACTGGTTCTGGTCCAAGTCGAAGTAATTCAGGCCGTCCTGAGAGATGATCCTGCCGGTCCGGATATAACGACCATTGATTGCCGTGGCACCATAAGTCAACGATATCCAACGGACACCATCGACCGCGGCATGCAGAACCCCAAGCAGGAAGTAATAATAAGTAGGATCCTCATCTACCTTAATCTGATCAGTGGTAAACGTAATGGTGCCGGCAGAGCCTACCTTCTCACATCTGGCATAGATGTACATTGAGGCAGGTGAAGAAAGTGTCAGATCTCCTCCGGTAATAGTCCAGAGTCGTATTTCATCACCGATAGCATAATGAGCCAGAGCACCTCCCGTGACATTGACCTTCTCGGGATTCATGGTATAATTGGGCTCAATTATGGCACTAAGGGTCAGCTGCTGACTGCGGGTTCCAACACTGAGCATTAGGGTCTCGATGCTCTCGGGCTTAATATGTGTGCCATCAAAATATCCATCAGGGTCGAATACCATATCAAGCAGCTCCTGTGTCGCGCGCCAGTTCCTACGTGCACGGGCAGGATCGTTCAGTTTATTCATCGCAATCACCTTGCTGTTTTCGATGGTTTCGGCAATAAGGCGCTGAATGATCGTAGGCTGTTGTACGTCTGAGAGCTCAAGACCATACCGGTAATCTGCCATGAGATCCCTGGTAAGTGACCTTATCCGGATAAGCTTATCCACACCGATATCAGCATCCTTGACATGGATATTGTCACCCGGAGCAAAGAGCTCAGCGGCCCCCTCGGCATAGCGTTTCAGATGGATCTCATCGAATGTCAGACCATACTGCACCCGCGGCTGGCAGTTTTCCTGCAGGTAGGTCTGGGCAGCAGCAAGCAGCTCTTCTTCAGCTGTGGTGACATAGGTCTCTGGCAGGTAGATGTCAATAAGCACATACTCATCACCGGGCTGAATCCTGAAGGCATCACTTGCCGGGTCCGGGAATTCCTGGTCACGCTCATCCTTCAGCCTCTTGATTGAGAATGTGCGGGTAGAGTGGTTGTAGGATGACAGCTCGAACTCGTAGCCGGCCAGGTTACCGGTATTGAAAAGGACCTTCGCGGAAATGCCATTCATCAGATATATTGTATCGCCGGTACCTGGATCGATAGCATTCAAGTCAAAATCCATCGCTGAGTCGACAAACCTATAAATCGTGTCTCCCAGGGAGGTGACGGTGCCAGTCCGGTGAGGATAGATCTCTTCAAAAGTCATTATTGACTCGATCAGTCCATATGCCGCCAGGGCAGTGGCATCTTCAAGGTATGATTGATCGATAGAAGGAAGCTTCAGGCGCTGCGAGTACCCCCTGTAATCCGTCCGTAGGTTCTTGGCAGCTCCAAAGGCATAAAGCCGGGTGATTATATTCTTGTTGCTGACCGTCTGTCTTTGGAGCCCGAATAGGCCTTTACCGCGGCCATATTCATAGACCTTTTCATGAGTGATCCCAATGACAGCCCTGAGATCGATTGTGCAGACGCCACTACTCTCGGTGATCTCGAACTCCACATTAAAGTTGCCTTCAGAACAGAGAGACTGCAACACGGCCAGACAGTTTTCGTTGGCAAATGTCAGCGTCATTGTGTCGGTCTCGGGACATACCCCCAGTATCCATTTGCCGGATCCATAAACCCGGTCAAGATTGTTAACCAGAATATTCATCAGCGACTCGAGGTCGCCGGTGATTGTGAAATCAGCATAAAGACTCACACCATCGGAAGCTGTATCCAGGAATGCTGCCCGGAGAAGATCATACTGTCTTCCCTCCCAGGTGAGATCATATCCAAGTTGCCGCATTCCGCTCTTTCTGTCATGAGGTAGAGCGTTAAGGGTATAAGTCCTTCCATGCATCGAGATCGAGTCTCCTATGGCAAATGAGAGGGGTAAGGCGCTCTCTATAGTCATCTCGACGATATCCTCTGACATCAGCGCCCGGCGCTGTTCCATCCTCGTAACAGATATGGCACCTGACCTGGTAAAGAGATTCCAAGTCCCTCCTGCTTTCCGTGTTACAGTAACTTGGTCCATATAAGTGTCGCGCCTGTTGTTACACCGGTTAAGTCTTCGATGACTCCGGCAATGCTTATGTAATAAGTCCCGGCAGCTGCATAGCTATGTGCCTGAGCACCGGAAGCAGTGGTTATGTCATTACTGACCGATCCATCTCCCCAATAGATGGTAACAGCTTTTGTGCTTGTGACTGAGACACTAACCGAAAGAGCCCCGGTCGCGGCTATGAATCTGTAAATCCTTTTCACTGGCTCGGGTTCACGGAGCTTCAGGGAGAAGGTCCCTACCATGGTAGCATCATTCCACTTTTTGTCGATGTCCGGCCCCTGTAGCAGATACACATCATATATGAGGGGCCTTGCGGTATCGGCTATAATCATGAGCCGTTTCATCCCGCCAGTCATCCACCTGCCGAGAAAAGCCTGCACATTGGTCAGAAATAGCTCTTTCGTGGAAGCTTTAATAAAGCACTCCAGTGTGATATCCCTGGCATCATACCTGGGAGCAGCCATATCGATGACCTCCCCATGATAATCAGGCCACTCCTGGCGAACCGGTTGGCGGAGCTTGATGCCTCCGATAATTCCCTGCGACTTGCTCACATAGACCCCGTCGGTTGTGAAATTGACGCCATTTATGTAGTAATCAATCATGTCGTTTTATCCATTAAGTCCCTGTGCTCTTAAATTATCTGCTGACATCGCAGCAAGACGACTGTCAATCGAAATCAAAAACCTCGTATTAGAAGCAATCTGAGAAAGAAATGAAAGCTGATTCCTTAGCACCTCCGTATTTGTCACCTGCTGAATCCTTATGGCATTCATCTGCCCCGCCAGTACTCCGGCCGTCTCTTCGGTAATACCTTTGATGGCACCTGAGAGAGTTTTATCAGGAGATTCCATTCCTGCCAGTGCGGCTGCAGAGGCGTCTGCCAGCTTGGCCCCTTCGGCCGCAATAAGGCCGAACATCGTTTTGTATCTCTCCGCCTCTTCAGTGGAGAGAACTCCGTCCTCCATTGCCTTGGCCAGGTAATCAGTCAGCTCATTTATTGCCGGCCCAAGCACTTTGGCTGAAAGGGCGTTGGTAATAGCCTGGATGAGGATTGCATTCATGTCATCAGCAAAGTCCTGAACACTCCTCTTGCCTTCCACGAGGCCGGCGGCTATTGTGTTTGCAATGCTGTCCTGTGTCACCCCTCCGGTCAGGAAGTCTTTGTAAGCCTGTTCTGCTTCTTCCAGGGCGATCCGGGCGTCCTCCGCTGCTGCCTGAGTTTCCTTCAATTCCTTCTCCCGTTGTTTGCCGGTCAGGTTCCATTTATAGGCATTCTGCAGGCGCTGTTCAGCCTTGGTAACCTGTTCCTCCAGTAGCTTTAAGTTCTGCCGGAGGGTTTGAAGCTCAGCCTCACGTGCTTCTTTCTCGCCTCCCGAGCGCTGCGATAACTCAACCAGGCGGGCCTGTTTTTCAAGCAAAGCGTTCATCCGCTCAAGGCGCTTTTCAAAGCCGTCACTTGCATTGAGTACCTGGGAGAGTGCGTCAACAAACATTGCAACTGCGTTGACAATTGCGCCAAGGTAGTCCCCTGTCGCCAGGCTGCCGGCAACTCCTATCATCCCCTGTAGCTGGCTAGCCATCTCGGCAGAGACAAGCCCCCCGCGTTCAAGGATAGCAACCGTTTCAGAGACTGCCTGAGTGACATCCTTACGCTTCTTCAGCTCGTCCTCAGTGATTTCCTTCATCTCGTCATCGACCTTCTTCAGCTTCTTTTTGATAGCTTCCTGGTTGCGGGCATTGACAAGTTGCTGATTCATGACGGCAAGCTTCCCCTTCTCTGTTTCCAGATCGAAGACCGCCGTTTGATTATACCTGGCTCCCGCGGCCTTGCCGCCAGTGGAGGGAGCCCCCAGCTTTATATTCAATCCGGAGGGCTGCCATGCGCCTGCCTGGGTATTAGTAACAAGTTCATTAGCCCGCATCTGGGCGTAGATGGTATTGATAAGCATCTCCCTCATCTCCAGCTCTGCCTTGAGGCCTTTGATACGTTCAGCGATGGCCTTCACTTCTGCCTTGTTGCCGGCCTCTGCAGCCTCAAGCATAAGCTTCTCCTGTTCTGCAATTTTCTGCTCCAGCAAAACCTTTTCCTCCAGGACCTTTGTGGTTTGCAAACCGAGATCTGCAAGTATCTTCTGGTAATTCTCTTCGTGTTCCACCGAGCCAGCCATCAGTTCATTGAACTTGATTAGGAGATCGTTCGCTTCATTCTGAGTTTTGAGCCATTTGTCGCGGTATTCAGTAGTAGTGGTGGTCTGAACAGGTCCAATCTGAACCTCACCAGCCGTAGGCATTGCGGTTGTAATAGTTCTTGTGGCTGGCATCGACCTTGCTTCAAGATCCTTCTCAAGGAACTTCTTATAAGTCTCCTGTGCCAGCTCGGCAGAGGCAAGGGATTTAGCCCTCTCAGTCAGTGCTGCCCTAAAGGCCTCAGTGTTCTTAACAAAAATATTTTCAGCGTCAGCAGTTCCCCTGACCTGGATCCCGAGATCCTTAAAGGCATCCTCATTATCTTTTACAAACTTATTTTTCGCCTGCAAATCTCCTGCAAGACTATTCCACTCCAATCTAAGCTTTTCAAAGGATGACATTGCCTCATACCCGGCCTCTGCAGTAGCTTTATTGAATTCCTGGGCAGCTTTCTTTGCCTCCTGAGTCTTGGTGACATAGCGGCTTATGGCAGTGACGGCCACCGTGATCGCAGCGGATAGGCCAAGGGTGAGAGTAGCCATCATAAGCCTGGCGGCGGCTGTTGATATGCCGAAGGCAGTGGCCAGCCTCATCTCTGCCGCAGCGAGTAGGTTCTTTGCTTTGGTCACCGTAACGATCATAAAGGCACTGTCCTTATTAAGGGTCTGCTGGACCTGCTGCAGTCCGATGGTGATTGCCATCAGGCTCTGTACCTTCAGCATGATCTTGTGGAGATTCTCATTCTCCCCGGCAAAGAGTCCTACCGCTCCTTGCGCAGCCGAAGCTGCTCCTGTAAGTCCTGTGAACCCCATAATAAGGCCCTGCATCCCACGCTCATCATTGGCCAGGATATTGGCTTGCTTCTGGGCGTCACCCATGGCATTGGTAAGGTCCGCGAACCGCATCTGCAATGCATCATATTCTGCCGTTCCTCGACGTCCGGCAGCTTCCATTGCAACCAACTCCTCTTTCATCTGCCGGAGCTGCGTGCGGAGAGTGACATGAGCGGCACCGGTTGCCTTAGCTTGAGCTTCGAGCTCAGCCAGTACTGCCTTTTCTTCTACCAGGGCTTTCTTTGCTGAATTAAGCTCACTTATCACATTCGCTTTGGCTTGACCTGGAGCAACGTTCTTCAGAATGCCCTCCATTTTTTTGATATCACCCTCAGTTGCAGCGATCGCCTCCTTGGACTCCTTTACCCTTTGAGCAATATCCTGGAAGGCTTTATCAACCTTGCGTCCTTCAGCGACGGTTGCAGAAGAAAATCCTTTGACCCTGCGCTCAGCCTCGTCAAGAGCTCCGATGAACTGTTTGTTGTCACCGGTAAGTGGTACAAATAATGCGCCGTCTTCTGTATTCATCTTACATCAGGGTGTTTATGTAATTCTCAATTGCTGAAGAATTTTCACGGGTCAGCTTCATATGATCCTCCTCCTTTTCTCTCTTGTCATCGTAATCATACCACGAGGCATCAATCATCATTCTCTGCACAGTTGCCCACGCGATGCCGTTATGAAGGTATTCCCACGTCCAGCCGAAGCGAGCACATATCTCACCGCGGCGTCCGAAGGGACTTTTCAACCCTCGTTGTTTGCCTCTATCCGATGCGGCATCGTTGTCCTTGTCCCGGACATCAACCGAATAGAGTTCGTAAAATCCGCCAGATTGGATAAGGCATTGATAAGAACAATGATCTCACCAAGTTGCGAAGGGGTTAGGCTGTGATACAAGGCTTCAGATAGTTCGTCGAGTCCCTTATTGTCATAGCGGTAAACATGTCGGGATCCCTCCTGGGTTATAGATACATAATCCTGACCCATGACAGCCAGTGCAACTATCCTGGCCATCCTTCGCGAGTTCTCCTTTGTAAGCTTCCAGGCCTCACCGAATGCACCATCTGAACTCAGTTTCTCCTCTTCAATGGAGAGCTCTATCTGGAGGGCTGACATCCTGTCGAGGGTTGATAGTGTTGGCTCATGGATCCGGAAGGACTCCGTTACCTCCTCCTGTACCCGTCCGCCAAGCAGTCCCAGGATCCCGGGCTTTCTCTTGCGGATGGTCCTTTTGACATCGAAGGTGATACCGCGGCCTATCAGGAGATTAAGCTCCCGGCGCTCGGCTTCCAGTCTCTCTTTGTCACTCAATGGCTTTGTTTCCTGTTCCATGTCTGGTAGCTGGTTTTTGTAAAAAAGCCCCGAAAACACTTACTGCTTCAGGGCTTTCGGCATATTTGACTATAGCACGTACTACGCGCCGGCCTGGGTGACAGGAACGATTGCCGTCAGACCATCAGCCACAATAGTGACATTGGTCGAACGTGCCTCCGAGTTGCCGTTTGCCAGTACCGTCACGGTTACCACCTTCAGTGCACGGGTCACAGTGATCCAGTCGGCACCTACCTCTGCAGCTGCATAGGTCACGTTACCGGTTGAAGTTGCTGTGATTTCCTGACCAACAGCATCAGCAGCTGATGTAAAGGTCAGCGTTGTAGGATCGACCGTTAGGCCCGATGATCCGTCATAAGCATGGATAGCCTTTCCGGAAGTAACAGCCATCGGGGTGACAATGAAGTCAACGAGGAACAAGCCCTTTTTCGTGAGCCTGGCGTTGACAACAGCCTCGATATCGGCATTTGGGATATCAATCCACAGACCCTGTTCGCTTTTCACGCGGATAGCCTTATTGGCGACTACCTCAGAACCATCCATACCCCACTTGGGAGCATCGACAGTGCCGATATTGGTACCACCGACGTAGGCTATAAGTTCAGCCACATCAGGATCGAGGATTGAGAAGGTAAGAACGGGAACCTTTTTCTGTTTGAGGCGCACCTCGGGAGCTGCCCGTCCTTCCTCGAAGTGCTCGGTAACTTCCGCGCGCTCCTGGTTGAGCTGGCATGTCTCCTGGTAGGTCTTCCCGATCTTGGCCATACTGCCGGGCATTGTGCCACCAGCGGCGGCGGTCCCGACCAATATTTCAGATAATCCAAGAGTGATCATTTCGTTTAACTATTTGTTAGTGAATACTCCATTCAATTCGCAGGTTGACAAAGTGCTGCGACACTTCCGGTTCTGCAATCACAGTCTGACTCATAACCACCAGGGCAAGACCCGGGATGGTTGCACTCTTCAGGGCTGCCGTGGCTAGCGTGCCTGCAGTCCTCAGACGGGTGCGGTCGGCTTTCATCTGGTCGGCCCCTCCGATCTTTACCTTCAGATCCGGGATGTGGATATTGACATTAGAATAGCCTCTCTGTGGTTCGAAGTCCTGTGAAAGGGAAGGTGTATTAATAGTCACATCTTCCTTATTTGATCCCACAGGCCTCTCCCCGGTATAGACCTTTCCGGTGATATAACCCGTCAGGGCTGTGTCAGAGGACAGGACCTTGTAGAGTTCGGCTTCTATATCAAATGTCAGTTTCATATCCAGATGCGGCAATGAAGTTGGCCAGAGTCAAATTTCAGTACCTTCCCGCGGATCCGCTCGCGCGTATCTGCAGGAGTATCTTTTACATATACCTCGGTACCCTCTGCAACCGGTGCCGTGCCTTTCGGGAGATAGATCACCGATGAGTAAGCGTAAAACTTACCATCGGAGGCCTGGATCTCTCTGGCCCTGGGTTCGGTTTCCTCCCGGCATCTTGACAGGAGAGTGGCTGCCGACGTCTGGGTATTCCAGTTGCCGTCGCCGTCCTGCTGAGATGTCTGAGGAAGGATATCCGTGTACATATAATGTGGGTACTGCGTGATCATAATACCTACCAGAGGTAACTGCGGTTTCGGACCTTCGGGGTCAGGACATTCGGCCGTCCCAGCTCTCCGCAAAGAGAGTTGTACCAGAGCTTCAGGCCCTCGACATTCCACGTCTTGCTATATCCCCCCTCCTTTACATCACAGAGAGGGAGGATGTTTGACAGGCTGCTGTACATCGCCAGCTTACAAGCCGGTACGTTTACAGCCGCTGCGCCTGAAAGAGAGTTGTCGACAAGAATGAGTTCTATATCATCTTCTCCAACATCAAACTTTGCAAGCGCGGCCTGCAGGTACTGCTGATTGGTGGTTATTGCCATTGTCCGAAGGGCGTATAAAGGGCGGAGGTGATCACTCACCCCCGCTCTGTTTTACTTCGTCCAGCTGGTTCCGTTGGTCTGCATCAGTACCGAGCGCCCGGCGAGGTTCCATGCAGGGAAGAGGTTGGCAATACCTTCAGTTACTTCCTTGATAGGACTGTCGGTAGAGTACTTCTTGATGCATGTATGCCCAGACATAACTCTCAGAGCGGCAGTGCCGGGAAGTGTCATGTCAACCGGGGTTTTGTAATGGGTGTTACCCAGTACTTTCGACTCAGAGAAGAGTACCACATCGCTCTCGAACGGGTTGGCCGTTGCACGGCTGCCGTCAGGAAGCTCGATGGTTATCTCCTGGTCGATCTCGATTATCTGCAGGCCTTTGAACTGCACCTTGCGGGCCAGCATAGCGTTGACCTGCGTGAGGTCAGGCTCCTGAGAAATGCCGGCAAGGTTGTTCAGATAGGATGCACATGCCTTGTAGACCTCCTCCTGTGCCACGAAGCGGGCCAGGGTAGCAGAGTTCATGAAGGCAAAGCGGTAGGTAGCTCCTATTGCCCTTCCGAGAGCGAGAGCTGCAGGGATGTCCTTTGTCAGGGGTTTGCCCGAGGTACCTGCCCATGTGGTGTTGACGCCAATCTTCTGGGCACTCGGTATCTGGTAGTCAACATCGAACTCGGTCACAACTGCGGCGTTGTTCGTGTTACTCAGAGTCACCTTACCCAGGGAGATCTGACGGAGAGCGATCCACTCAGCGCGGTTTGCAACGCCGTCAAAGCAGAACCTGGTATCATTGGCCCAGAACTCAACAAGAGCTCTTTTGGCAGCATCGTCCTTTGCCAGGGCGAGCAGGATGGAATACTCGTTCAGTTCATCCTCAAGCATCTCACGGGAGACGGCAATCTTGGGGATGTCTCCCTGAATGCGGGAGATTGCTTCACGGGTCTTCTTTGGGATGGTGGCGCCACGGGCCACAAGGTCAGCGGCGATCCTGAGACCGGCCTGACCTTCGAGCATTTTCCAGGTCAGGAATTCGGTCCTTTTTACGGGGAACAGTGTCGGGTAGTACAGATCCTTCAGGTTGTAGGTGTTGACCACAGCCTGCATGTCTTTTTCAGTAAGCCCGACCATTAATGTTGCATTCATCGTTCAGTCGTTTTGAGGTTAGCGATAGATTATGCCTTTGAGATCGGACTTGAGAGAGGCAGTCAGCCCGGGGCCGTTAGCCTCGGTAACCACTGCCATCAGCCATGCGTCAGTATGCATGTTCTCGGTAGTACTGACATCGTAGTTCGAGCCTACAATAGCCACCGCAGCAGCTTTTTTGGAGGCCACTTCATAGGTCCTTTCGGTTACCCCGGATGTTGCCGTTACAGAGATCAGTGCCTCATCATCAGCAAGTGCTTTACCGATCTGGGCTCCGACCGTGATTGTGTCATAGGCATCGTTACCACGGTTGATGGCTGTGATCGTCTTACCTGTCATCGGGTCAGCGCCGGTGCCGGCGATGATATCACCTACGACAAAGGTATGACCCTTGTCAACCCTGATATCGGTCACGGTAGTTGTGGAGTGTGCACCCTGGACAACGCCATCATGGGTAACAGTAGCGTCGGCTGTACACTCGATGATAACCGAGTTCAGCGCCAGGTTGATGCTCATCGTGTTCGAGAGCGTGAGGAGGTCATATGCGGCATTGCTCCTGTCGACGGCAGAGATAGTCGCATAATCGGTGTAAGCCGGATCTGCGAAGTGATCTCCCACGACGAAATGGCTGCCCTTCGCGACCTTGATAGATGCTCCTGTTGCGGTGTATGCTTCAGCTACTTTGGCGGTCTTGATGACTTCCATCAGGCCGCTGGTGCCGGCACTCAGAGGAGTCCCCTCAACGAGGCTTGGACCTCCCAGAACCGACGCCTTAACTGCTACACCGCCCGGGATATCAGCAATTCGGTGAAGGATTGCCTTCACTACCCTGCTGTCATTGGAACGGGAAATTTTAAGCATTTCTTGGGATTGTTTTACTTATCCCCGAGTTTCTTACCTTCAAACTTGCTACCCTCGGGTTTGGTAACATCTGTTACATAAGCCTGAACCTCTGCCGACACACCGTCTTTGTTCTTCTTGGTCCCAATAGTGGGAGCAGGAATTTGCCCGAGTCCTTTATCTGCCAGTTCCTGGCTGATAGCGGCGATGTCCTGGGTTGTCTCTTCGAGGTAAGCGGTAAAGTCTTCTTCCTTTGCAAAGCTCATGCGCCCGAAATCCTTCAGGATACGGGCTTTTGTCTGTTCAGGAATAGCTTTGTGCTCATCTTTCCCAAGGAGATCTTCCAGGGTTTTCTTTCGGGATGCGGTTGCCTTATCGGCCTCCAGCGTGCTCAGTTTCTCTGTGAGAGCCTTGTTAGAATCTATCAGTGATTTTGCCCATGCTGGAACTTCTTTGTCATCGTCGGGTTTTGGGTCTGTGCCGTCGGGTTTCTTCCCTCCGCCGGAACCTTCACCCTCATCGGGTTTCTTTCCAGTGTCAGGCTTTTTGCCGGCTTCTTTCTTTGCTTTCTCGACTGCCTCGGTTACGCGCTTATCGGCGTCCCCCTGCAGTGCTTTGAGAAAAGGCTCAACCCCCTCGATTGCTGCATCGATTGCTGTTTCCTCCGTGACGGTTTTAGCCAACATGTCGGCAACCCCATCTAACGCTTTATCGCTAAACCCCAAGGTCTTGTACTTGGTTTTCAGCGCTGCGAGGATCTTTGATTTCATGGTCAGTACTTACAGTTGTTTGATCGATCTCAAATTTATGTGTATTACCGTAATGCATCCGGAGGTTGCAAGACCGGTTATGCGAATTGATATCAACATGAAAGAAATATTTGTTTTATTAAATATATCTCGTACATTTGCATTAGAGTAATTCAGCTTTATGAAATATGCCAATCATAAGGACAGAAATAAAACCACCCGGGAGGGCTAAGGCGGGAAGCACCATTTATCACCTGCACATGAAGACAGCGAGCAAGATCATTCCTTGCCAGGCTGACTTTTATTTTGGAGGGATTGCAGCGATCTATGAGAACTTTACGGCATCAATGCTGGGTATTTCTCAGCAGGGCCTTTACGATTTTGGTATCACCCCTGAGCGACCGTATGAGAATAAGATCTGCAGGATCACTAAAGCGGAGCTGAAACGAAAGAAAGGTGGTAGAAAGAATCCAAAAACAACATGAGACATGGAAACTCTTGACGACAGACACGAACTCTACAGACCATATGAGGCATCTTGCGCAAGGTGTAAGCAGGGTTTCGACTCAATTGCCTTCACCTGTAAGGCGTTCCCGGAAGGGATCCCTGATGAGATCCTGGAGGGTAAGGATAAACACCTGAAGCCTCTGCCCGGCCAAAAGAACGGTATAGTGTTCTCACCGGCCAGCTGATAGGCCTTGTTTGGTGTATTCAATTCCAAATCTCTCGGCAAATCGCTTCCATACACGATGGTAATGGACTGTCGATGCCTGATCGATGGTCCAGATATCATCATTTATCCTCTGATAAGCATCCTGGATAATTTGTTGCTCGATTCTTGAATATTCATACTTTGCCTGCGTCAAGCTGGGCCAGCCCGTTTCGGGTCTTTTCATTGCAAATCTCATCAGAGGAGTCACAACCCTGCACTCAAGTCCATCATTCTTGATTGTTAAAAGAACATCATTTGCGCTGAAGGAATTTCCAATCCTTCTAAACGATCCTGCCGGGAAGTCCCAGCCGCTAGGATGGTTGTGAGTCATGATGGCATCCTTGAATAGCGTTGACTCATGATCATCAACAGTGACTGAGTTTTTGTTCCCCTTTTTGTCAAGCAGCTTATTGCCGGCTCTGTCGAAGATTACCAGAGTCTCAAAGGTCTTATTCATCCGGATCTCCTCTTCCCTGGCTTCAATCTTCTTGTAAAGCTCAGCTACAGGATCCGCTATGGGAGATTCGGACGCGATTCCCTCATTCAGGCCTCCGGATAGCTTGCCTCCCCTGTAATTATCCTGGATGAAATATGGGACATGCCTGGCATTATTGATCCGATCAGTATTCTTTGAGATCCAATTCTTAAACCCATCAGGTAGATGAGTCACAGGATTCTCAGGCTTCCATTCCTCTAACCTTCCTTCAGCCCTTGCTTTAACCCTTTCAGCCCACTCATCCTTGCTGATCATTATTGCAATCATCCTGCAACGACAGTGAGGGTGCCATCCGAGCCACCTGAATGCTTTTGGGTACCTTCCCTGGAGCTCGTCACAGATATCGGTCCAACCGGGTATGATTCCACCCTTGCCATCTGAACAGGTATGGTTATTCGAGAGGCTGATCTCATAACCCACTATCATGGGATTATTCTGATAACTCTCCCATGTCGCCTGTCGGTAAGCCCGGGATATCTCTGTCGATGCCAGGCGCAGAGCATTCTTAAAGGAGGACCGGTACCGTCCCGTACTTGGCTTGTACTTCCTGGCGGCATCACTCAGCTCCAATTGCCCGGTTTCCGGATTGCGGACACGGCGGAACAGCCGGTCGGGATCCTTCAAAAACTTCTGCAGTTCCCGGGCCAGGTCATCAGCTCCCTTGCCTTCGATCATAGCCTGCTGGATCATTGCCTCCATTTCGGTCTTGACCCCCTCTGTGGCGTTCCAGATACGGTCAGAGATCTTCAATCCGTCACGGCTCTCATTGTAAAAGGCTTTTGCCGCGTCCTGCCGGTATCCAGCGGTAGCCACCTGGCGGATCTCGTTAAATACCTTCTGCTCCTCCTCTGTCTTTACCAGGTAAGCCCCGGCATCAGTCCAGACCTTATTTTTCCCCTCCTCCCAGGCCTGCTCCACCCCGTCAAGGATCAGAGTGCCCATCTGCTTGCGGATTGAGGTCAGCATGGTGTTGATAGCCCTCTCGACAGCAGGGTTCTCCCTGAGGTGAAACATCTCCCCAGAGGTCATGACCTTCCTGATCTGTGGCAAGGATATAGTCTGATCATAGATGTTCTTGATCAGGTTCTGGATCTCTTTATAGATCTTGGCTTGCTGGGCTGCAAACTTCGCCTTCTCGGGATCAGTGGCCATGGTCAGAGAGCTCGGTATTTTGTGCCGTACTGGCCGTTTATGATATCGAAGTACTTCTGCAGGTCCGCCCGTATATCGAGAGTACTGCCGGTCAGAACATCATATCCCTTGGCTTCGACGTATAGGGCGTAATGCATGCCGGCTACAATGACTGCCACAAAACCGCTTGTGTACCGCTGAGCAATCTTATTTGCCAGCATCTCTCCCATCAGGATACCTCTCTGGCCAGAGGCATCTCCCGATTCTGCAGAATTGAAAGAAACTTCCTTCCCCTCCTTGGTGGTGAAACTCACAGCGCCACCCCCTCCGATACCGGTACCACCTGTTGCAAAGTCCTGTTGAACCAGTTGGCCATTGTAATAGAGGGCATACCCAATGGAGGAACGAAGGTTGTTAGTCCGGTCCTTGTAGGTATCCGTAGAACGCGCCCGGTTGACCGCTTCAGTACATGCCATGATATAAGCCTCGGTCACCGCCTGGATAACCTGATCATGGAACTGCATGAATTTCTGGTGCAGCTGCTCGGGGGTTGTACGGATCACAAAGCCCATTACATACTCGGCTCGGTCACGTCAACAAAACTTTCTTCTTTCTTCTCCAGTTCCATCTGCTGGAAGTCAGCCTCTGCATCGTCTGCAAGGCCCGAAAGAGAAGCGGCGAGCTTCCGAGAGATAAGAGGTTTCTGGCCATTGGCTGTTGTAAGCATCTCAACCAGGGACTGCTGGTCATCGATCATGTAAGGGTTGATCTCCGGTGTGATCTCCAGGCTCTCACACTCGGCTGCCAGGGCGGTATTGAACTTGGCTACATAGGCTTTGATGACGCTGATCCTCCGGCGCAGGTACTCATCAAAGATCTCCTGTTTATCTGCAACCTTCAGGTGCGCGTCAAGGAACATCAGCTTCAGGGCAATCCCGGAAAGATTTCCTATTCCTTTGACTGAATCGAAGGAGATATCCGGGGTCTGGGTCAGGGTATAGATCAGGTTGAGCAGGGTTTCCTTCTCCAGCCTTACGCTCTCAGGAGCATGCTCCCAGGAGAGGTATTTGGCTTCAGACCCGTCCTCTCCCTCGATGATAGCTCCTGATTCACCCTTCTTGGCAAATCCGATAAGCTTGCCCTTGACAAAGATCTTCGGGCTGGCATGGTAGTCGTTGGTATCAGCGAAGTTGGACAGAAGCTTCTCAAGGCGGTCAATCAGTGCCTGAACATCTGCCCATTCAACATCATCCTGGCGGGCGTAGACTATTGGGATCTTGCCTATCTCATTCTTAACCGGGAATCCCTCTACAAGGTCCCAACCGCTTTCTCCCTGTACCCAGCGGTAGTGAGCTTCTGCAGTATAAGTTTCGAAATGCTTTTCATTCTTACCCTCTTCAAGTGCAACAGTATACTCCCGGGAGAATGCTACCATGTCCCCAGTCTCATCGAAGTACGGGTAAAGGGTATCGTCAAACAGGGGTGAGAATATGGCAGAACGGAGACGGAACTTGCTCTTGAACCCATAAGCCTCGTGGTACTTATTGCCGGTGACGTTATTGATCAGATCCCGAACCCGGTTGACAATACTCTTCCCGGTAACGGTCCTCTCCACAGGCACTGGGAACCAGAGCTCAGCTGCTTCGGTACAGGAGAAGACATGCCGCGCGATGCGCTTATTGAGGGAGTTGTTCTTATTTGCTTTGAGGATCTTCTTTACCGCCTCTACCACCTGCTTCTCCTTATCTGTTTTTGCTTCTGAGTTAATGATCACCTCATTGCCAAATAGAAAGGATGACGCGCGCTTGACGATAAGCTTTTGAAGGCTGATCGGGATCCTGCCCACGGGCTCCAGTTTGGTATTGGTTTCGCCAGACTCGCCGGTCACATTTACTGTGTTTACATTGGTGGCAACATCTTCTCCCTGATCGACTTTCACACGCTTGTCAGGCCTGAGGACAGGATCCATCACATCATGACTATCGGGTGCCAGCTGCTTCTTGTAGGTGGTCACTGTCGGCTGTTCACTGCCACGGGATGACTTCAGCTCCTTTATGACCTCTTCAGGGGTATCGAGTTTGAATACTTCAGTTATGTCTTTCATTGTATGTTATGTATTACGGTGATTCACTTCTGAATATTAAAAATAGCCTGACAGATTCTGAGCCTGGTCTTTGTCTTTCCACTCTACGGTACCGGTTAAGGCATCCGGGGCGTCATCAAACTCATTCTTGCCTACCTTCATATAGCTGGTTATGGCGCGGTAGAAGTCCGGCCATATACGGTCCCATCCCTTCGGAAAGTATGTCAGGTTCTGGACCTCACCAGAGTGGGAGAAGATCCTGACAGCCTTATTAAGACTCTGATGAAACCACTTGATACGAGTACGGTTGTTCTTCAGGATCCGCAGCTGCTTCTCTACTGCCCTGGCAAACCCCCGGCCGCCATTGTTGCTCTCGATGATCGCCAACTGCACCTCATGCTTGGTCAGCATCTCGGCTGTCTTGGGCTCTGTGTACTCCATGGGCTTTGTTGTGTAGAGCACATCAGTTACATAGTTGCCAATCTCCGTCTCAAGGTAACAGATAGAACAGAGATAGTCTTTCCCTTCGTCAGCCGTATCAGTGTAGTTCTTGCTGATTTTCCTCTTCGTGGCCGGCAGGATCTCATACTCACGGAATCCCTGTTCATACATCAGGCCTTCCAGAGGTTTGGGGTCCTGCTGATAGAGTGACTCAAATACCTGGGGATTTCGCTGGCGTACCAGTTTTAACTTATGCAGACTATGCCGCTCCGGCCACAGTGCCTCTCCCTCCTGCCGGCTGTCGTATTCTGTAGGAGCTCCCTTTTTGATTGCCTGGTAAATGACAACGACCCAACCATCAGGATTATCCTGGGAATAGATTCCCTGTTCCCTTAGTAGCCGGCCGGCAAGGTCATCCGGATGCCACCTGGTAAAGACTATGAGCTGCTGACTGTCGTTATGAAGGCGGGTTTCAGCAACTGTATCATACCAGTCGTTGACACTCTCCCTGACCGTTGGAGACCATGCTGTCTTTGCGTCTTTGTAGATATCATCCATGATCAGCATGTCCACCGGCTCTCCTGTAAGCGGGCCGCCGACGCCAACTGTCTTGAATCCTCCCCTATGTCCTACTATTTCGCACTCATCAGCATTACGAAGCCATCCGCCGGCTACAGTGGTGATGTTGGATCCATTCAGACAGGTATCAGGAAAGATCTCATGATACTCCTCTGTGTCGATGATGCGCTGGATCTCACGGTTGAACTTGCGAGCCTTGGGGGAGCTATAGGAGACAATACCGAGTCGCCGGTCTGGATCCAAGCCCAGGACAAAAGAAGGCAGTCGACGCGTAGAACCTTCACTTTTACCATGTTGCGGCGGAACGAAGACCATCATCTTCCTGACACGGCCATGAGCGAACTCCGTAAGCATGTGGTAATAATGCTTATGGAAGTCTATAGGATCAAAGCTCGGAAAGGTGGCCTTAGTAAATGAAAACAGATCCTGGCGCGCCTGCCTGAGCAGCCTCTCTTTGAGAGCTCGGTAGTAAACAATCTTCTCAGCGCGGGTCAGGCTCATTTCGTCAGCTTCTTTTCCAGTTCTGCGATACGGGCCTCTAGCTCCTCATTGGAAAGGTTGGCAAACAGATCTTTTCCGTCCTTGCCCGTGAGTTCAGCACTCTGGCGGTTCTTATATTCCTCAGGAGCCTTGTTTGTAAGAGCGAATATGATGGCTGTAGTGTCGGGCTGGAATGTCTTGTCAACAACCGTTCGCTCCTTGATCTTCGGGGTAGTCTTGCCATCCGGACCCGGCTTGCCTGAATCAATCATCACCGTCTTGGTCTCCTGGACCGTGTAGCCCTTGATCTTCTTCATCAGGGAGGCCTTTGCTTCTTTTACCAGCAGCCGGTCGTATGCCTCCCTTGCCTTTTCTATTGCCTCCGAAAACTCCGGCTTCGACTCAATCCACTCATAATACGTGCTCTCTGCAATGCCTGATAATGAGCATAATTCAGAAATTGTATAGCTATCCTTCTTAATGAGGGAACAAATATGGGCTACTCGCTTCTTGCTATACTTGGCCATAGCTATTGCCTTACTTTTGTTCCAAAACAGGCTCTTTCTGATCCAATACGGGCTCTTTTTGTTCCGCTTCGTGCTTTTTCTTAACCTCTTCCAGCTGCTTATCGGTCAGCTTTGAGTAAAAAAAATCCGTTCCAGTCCCGCAGCAATGCTTAGCTTTTTTCTTGGATCCGCAGGGGCATGGATCATTCGGGAGTACTCTTCGGTGCTTCATCGGGAAACCATTGCCCCTGATAAACTGAATTGCTGGTGATGCTACTACTTTCATCCTTCTGTGGTTTTATAGGTTCCTGAGTTAAATGTGCGATGATGGACCAGCTCGATGTCATAGTACCAGAGGCTGGGTTCGCAGGGCCCAAAGGATACCTGGTACTCCCACATGCCGGTCAGGAGGCTGTACCTGGCATCAATCACAACGCCTTCCGGACTCTCCGGGGTGACATGAAAGACCCGATCGCCCACGCCGAACTCGTTTGGCTTAATCATCATTCTTGGGCTTTTTGAGTTGTACCATGAACCCCCGGTCTTTCAACTCGAAGAATAGATCATTTAGGCGGTCCGGGTCATTGCTCTCAACAATCAGGAGATCTGACTTTGGCCCTTCCGATCCTCCGGTTTGCAGATTGGATGGAGGTGTGAATTCTCCAGTTGAAGTGCCCCAATCTTCCGGCTTTACTTCCCATTGCTCCTGAATAGCCAATATTACGTCTTCATCCCAGATCAGGTTTGCGCGGGAGGTAGAGTTGTCGGCCAGAGCCAATTCCCTGCCGCGCTTTGTGTCGAGATCCACGTCCTCACGCTTGACCACCACGAGCTGCTTCCCGTCAGTGGGAACAATGATCACATTTTCGAGTCCGAGGGCAGAAGCGGTCTCCACAACAGCGTTGCCGCCAATGATCCGGTTATTCTTGTCAATGACAATGGACCGGCCCAGTCCGAGTTCTGAAATCGACTTCTCCAGTAACTGCATCCCGAATTCGCTGTGTTTGTTTGCATTCAGGTTGTCTGGGATAAGCGTGCCGATCTTGGCTTCAGTGACCTTGCTCTTCATTTGCCGGGTATTTAGGACGAAAATAGGCAAATGTATTAGTGTAATTCACTCCAGGTATTGAAAAGTTGTTAAAAAGATATTCGTAAGGCTGGTGCAAGGCATGAAAAAAGGGGACCATTTCTGGCCCCCTCGTTTCGTTATGCATCGGCTGCGATCATCTTATAACTCCGTTTCCGATACCGGACATGCAGTAATTTGTATTTTTGATTAAAATGAAGTGGGCCAACAAAGATGCGCTGTAATGCAGGAGGCAGACCAGCCTCCTCTCCGTCACCATAAACAGCAACCCCCATAGCATAAAACATCTCCTTGATGTCAGATATCATATTGGCATTTAGGGTATACCACTCTCCTATTACGTGGCTGTCTTTGAAGCGTCCATGCAAATAACTTTCTACATGTCTCGCCGGCTTATGCACAGGTCGATCTAGCTCTATTACGGATACAATATCAGGGATGCCCCCAGTTGCAGAACAATGATTAGAGTACCTCTGAGGAAAGTTACTTGTACTGCCAATTTTGTACATATTACTATCCATAGGATGTCGTAAAATATATACATACTCATGCCAGTGATTAACCTTCCCCTGATCCATATCTTTTATTCGCTTGGTCCTCTTCTTATCCGCGGAGGAAAACATTTTGAATTCCTTGTATACGGTGTTCTTATTATAGCCTCGCTCTTCTGACCACTTTAAAAACGATTTGAGCGTCTCAATGTATTTTGCAATAGTCTTGTTCAATAAACCTGTTTGCTGGCCTTCTGGCCTTGTCTTCTGCCTTCCCCGGGGCTTTCTTGCTCGCAGATGACTGACGAAGTCATCAAGAAAGGAGTGATTGATCATGTTGAAGGTCAGGACCCGGTATTTTGGATTGGATTCTGAGATCTCCTGAAGAAAGGCTTTGAGGGTCGGGAACTTCTGTATCGTTCGGTATGAATATTCTCTATCCTTTTTAAGTTTGGCGACATACTCATCTAAGACTTCAAGGAGGGATTTGCCTCTATTCAGGAAAGGGTTTTGCTTATCCCTAGCGAAATCCTTCATCATCTGTTTGATCTGATCAAGGGTATAGCCGGCAGGATCCTCCTTATATTCCTGGTATTTTGCCTGGATCTCGTCCTTTAGCACCAGGAGCCGGCGGTTGAACTCTGGAGCGCCAGTGCCATCGTGCTGCTGTTTCTTGAAATTCCAATCACGCGGGTAAATGACAAAATCAGTTGTTACCTTGATGATGAACTCATTTCTCCGCTTCTGATCTTCCCTTTTCTCCTCCTCGGTTCTCCTTGCTCCAACTCGATACAGCTTTTTGGTGGGGTTTCCTGATGGTAAATAGAGGTAAGCATAAATCCGGGTTTTTTCAGAGCTCAGAATCTTTTTACCTGATTTATCAACCCCTGAATAAGGTTTCTGAAGAAGTAGTGATACGTTTGGCATGGAAACTGTCTATTACTTATGGTTATCACATTCTAAATAGCTTGCCACATGTTTTACAAATTGCAAGCCCTGCCTCTGCTGAAAGCACATCTACTTCTGTCCCTTCAGGACAGTTGCATTCCTCTGTTATCTCTTGTGGATACATGACGACTGATAAAATGTGGTCACGATACTCATCAAGTAAGGCCATGACATCGTTTCTAATAGTTTCATTGACGTCGTTAAATTCTTCATCTCCCTTTACCACCGGCGCCCACCTGTAGAGCATTTGCTGTATCCATTCTTTGTCAGACAATGCTGCCCACATCAGAGTGTGAAGCTCCACTAGGAGCTGATTCGAAAAATCAAATAATGCGCTTCCATATCCTTTGGCTGGCTGTTTGCTCCATCTCTTTACAAACTCTGCCTTCACGTGATTGAATTCCTCTTGTCTCATAATTTTATCTTAAAATATGATTATCAATATTATGGCCCATATGGCTGCACCTACCGGAAGCCAGATCATAAGGGCTTTGAATTCTCTAAGGTTATCCTCCATGACAATGTTCTCTTGATCTATTTCCTTGGGATCGTTATGGTGATATTGTCCTCCATGATATCGACCGTAATTTTGGTTCCGGTCCTCGGATTTATCTCCTCCCTGGGTATGGTAATTTTGCCCCTGGTGCGCTCGTATTCCTCTCTCATTCTGTCAGCCACCTCCTGTTTCTCAGATTTGGGCGCCGGATTCTTCCTGAACAGGGAGGTGAATCCATGCATCAGAGATGCCAGTTTCACCGGTTTCTCAACCGATAGATCCGGAATAACAATCTGTTTTGCTTCGGTGTCGTCCGGGACCTCTACAGCCTGATACTCCTCTTCGTGCTCTTCCCTGAGAGCCCTGGTTGCCTCACGGGCCTCCTTCTTGTAGGCTGCGGCTTCTTCCGGGGTTGGTTCGGTCCTCTCAATAGGTTCAATCTTCTCCACCGGGGAGGGCTCAGGGGTTGCTGCTTGTTCGGCAGCTGCTGTAGTAGTTTCAGGAGCATCTGCATGATCTTTCATGTACTGCTCTGCCTGCTTGCCGATCTGATCAGCCGGGTCTGCTGGTACCTCTTCAACATTTGGATTAAACCTGAATTCTTCAAGTGAAAACCCTGAGTAGGCCCATCTATGGATATTGTTCCAAATCCTGGAGGAGATCTTCTTGTGGTTCTCCTTCTTCTTCAAGTTACTCATGTCTGAGGGAAGGGCGTCAAATTTTGCAGCCACATCCTTGTTAAGCAGTTTGGCTTTGCTCATTTCAGCCAGCACCTTCTCTGCGAGTCTCTCTTTTGTAATTTCATTGATTTCCATGGTTCAGTTTTTATGGTTATGTGTTACTGTAATTCACTTACACTGATAAAAATTTGTCTACCTTCTTGGCCATACACCTGAATTTAGGGGTGAATCGGCATTCATCATTGTACCTCTCGAAGTAGTGGTAAATCATCGAACGGCTGATGTGGAGGCAGAGGCTGATTTCATCCGGGCTCAGGCCGGCACGCTTACTGTGATGTGAAAAGATCATCCGGGCGAAGATGTAGTCTTCCTTTCTACTGCGTGTCCGATACTGCTCAATGGTCATCCCGGTGGCCTCGTGAATTGCCTCTTTTATCCTTTCAACAGCTGTAGCCTTTTGCTCATCAGCAACGGCCCTCTCCTGCTCAGCTACCTGGTAGAAGATCTCCTTCCCCGTAACCCGGCACATGTACCTTTCTGTAGAAGCCTGCTCGCTCTTCTGCCAGCCGTCTATGAGATAGATACCATGACATTGCAATGAGAGGATCTCCAGGCGCTGAGGCCACGGTGGTAGTTCGCCACTTGGTAATAGGTCGAAGGGGTTGACGGGCTCATGATTCAAAGATTCAATCTCCCGTGCTGCGATCCTGTACTGCTCCTTCAGGAGGGTCGGATGCAGGTTAGTGTTTCCGCTGATGTAAATTTTCATTGGGGTCCTTTTATCAGAGTTTCGATTCTATTATCAGCTTAATACAGCTCACAGAGTCATCCTCCAGAAGCATTTCTACCCTTGCCCGGGTAAGCGGCAGCGGCAGGGTCCAGACATCTTTGTCATCATAGAGCTGCGCCTGGTACCAGATCCCTTCTCTGCCGGCAAGGCTCATCAGGGTGGCCTGAATATCATTCTCCGGCTGGTCCTCTAGCATGCATTCGAGCACGTTGCGGTAGTAGTCCTGGGTGATCATGGCAGAATCCTTTTAGGTTTCACCAGAGGCCCAAGAGGCAGCTTTCTAATCCTGTGACGACGGACCTTTGGAGTAAAGTTTTTGATCTTGCGAAGGCTGAACAGCACCAGCTGCTCCCCGGTAGTTTCAAACAGCAGGTAATAGCTGTCAACCTTCTTCACCTCCCCGTAAAGGACGTGAGGATAGTTCTGTTTCTCCTCCCGGGCTTCAATAATGCCAAACTGGCCCTCTATCTTTCTTGCATCGTCTGCGGTCATATCACCTCTGCCAATTCGTTAACTCTCGCCTTCCTATTCTGGCACAATTTGCCTATCTGATACATGTTGCTCTCGACCAGCGTAACAACATCCGCATGATACTTGCTCGGCTCATTATCTTTTCCCCTTGCCTGGATAACCTCCAGATTCCTGAGTGACACTTCAACCGTCTCAATGCGTTTCGGGCCAAGGCTTGCTGATAGGATCAGGGAGTCATCCTTTTCAAAATATTTGCTGGCAAAAACGCAGTGCCTGAGCTCGTCACCCTCAATCATGAAGTCCTCCACTGACACAAGAGGCTTCACTGTGAGATTGCCGTCAGTGAATAGCAGCCCAAAGAATTTGCTTCTCTTGCGCACGTACTCCTTCTGCCGCTTCTCGGCAGTCTCGCGGAGCTGCCGGAGCTCTTCCTTACGCTCCTGGTCACGTTTCTTCCTTACCCAATGGTTATGGGCTGCCTTCAGGTCTGCAGGGCAGATGTAATGAGGACTGCGGAGATCCCTGTTATAGAACCCCAGGATGCTCATATAGTCCACCCAAATGGAGGCATCTTTGATGATATACCCGTTACGGATACAGATCCTGATGCTCGGCCATATTCCACGCCAGACATCCTTAATCTCTGAACCACCGAAGTGACCGATATAATATCTCAGCATCGAATACTGGCGAGCTTTGAGCAGGGTCTCGGCAACTCGGTCGCTTAGGATCTCAGCAAAGAGCTGGTGAGGAGCTATTCCGTGAAAGTGCCCGCGGAAACCGTTGCGTTTGATCACCGGCAGTATCTTCTTCATTGGGTAGATCTTGTCCGGGCTGATATTATAGCGCATCGCGGAGCGGTAGGTTTTAAGTCTCACTTCAAGTTTACTGTCTAAAAGCCACTGGTCATAGTACTGAGAGAATCCCATAACCGAAAGGGACATAGTTGTAACCCTGCCCCCAGGAGTGATCCAGTGCTGCATTACCTCGTGGGCGAACCATTCAGGCTTATGGAGCTTCTTGTATATCTTGCAGATGAAAACCATCCGGATAACCTGCATGTCGCCAGCTGTGGTTATCACAGCAAAGTAGTCATTGTCCCTATGTCCGGGTCGGTAATAAGTCATCATTTCAAGACGCTTACCACACTTTGGGCAGGTGCAACCGGTAAGGGTAGAAATAAGGACCGACTTATCCTTCCATTTGTGGCCACACTCAAGGCAATAGAGGTTATTGCGTGACCTGACGGCCTGTCCGGTATAACAGTTTTCAAGGCCCCATTGCTTAATCACCCTGCTGATTTTTGGCAGGGTCCTGCTCAGGGACGCAACTTTCTTCTGGAGTTCTGTCTTTGGGATCATAGTCAAAAGAGAGTTGTCTGTTCTACTTGTTTGGTTTCTTCTTTCTTCCTGGTCGGCTTCGTACGCAGACGCTCAATTTCCTCAGCAACGATCTTCTCCCTTGCCTCCTGCTTAGCCTTTTCAATCTCTTCGGAGGTCAGTTCCGGCTTATGATTGACCACTACATTGCAGCTGATCTTTGCCACCGGCTTAATATCTTCTTCGTCGTAATAATGAAGTGCCATGCCGAAGATCTCTGCATCTGCAAACCCGTTGCAACCGCTTTTTTGAACGGTGTTCAGGATGTAGTTGATACAGTCATCAATGCTCTTTTTGGGGTTGGTCATCTTCTCTGCGAACTTGGGATCCGCATCTGCGACACTGGCCAGGTGGTTGCTGATTACTTTCTTAAAACTGTCTGTACCTTTCATATTATGAATCTTTTAAGATTATCAAAAGCCGGGCATTCCCGGACAATAGACCGCCATGCTTGAAGCCTTGGAATACTCTCCACTGGATCATCATTTATTCCACATATCTGCCCCGTGTTGCAGGATTTCTTACAGGCCCTACAGCAATCTTCACATTCAGAGCTGAAGTGGCACATCATGCACTGTTCTTCTTTGGTGACCGGGAGTGGAATTTCAAGCTGCCAGACCATCAGAATTCTATTTTCATTTGTGGTTGTTCCTTGCGGCCATATACACTGAGATAAGCGACCCTGAGTTTCCTACGGATCTCCTCCCGCTCCTCCCGGGTCACGTTATTCTCATCTGCCTTGAAGTTCTGTTCCAGGGCCCGGTCAATGTCACCGTTCCATGGTCGCTGGTCAATGAAGTAGCTGTACTTGGTGAACATCCTGGTAGATCCTTGAGCGTCGGAGGCTTCACCGGGGGTTTGATTACGGACATGGACCACGTGCAGAATCTTCCTGATGGATTCTTCGTTTTTTGCGGCATTGTGGCCATCGTTCTCGAAGAAGACAGAGAGCTCGGCCTTCCTGACCAGCTTCTTTGTCAGCTTGGCATATCCGTAAAATACCCGCAGTGCCATTAGTAAATTGCCCTTTCGATTTTCTGAACAGTTGATTTTCTAAGCTTCGCTCCCTTGTAATAATTCATGATGGTTTGATATGACAGACCAGAGCGAATTGAAATCTCCTTCTTGCTGTTTATGGACTTGCCATTATGCCCTGAAATAAAGCGCTTTATCCTGCCATATCTGTCAACTCTATTTATCTTTTGACCGCATCCACATGCGCATTCCACAATGATTGATTTACGCTTGTTTGCCTCTATGCTTAACCCGTGCCCACCATTAATGAACCTTCTCGGCCTTCCGCTTGAATCATACTTCTTGAATGTGGCACCACATCCGCACTCACAGAATCTGACTGGATTGTCTTCTCCTGGCTTTCTGAGTTGACTGTCGGCTGGCCTGTGCTCTAACTTGTGATGTGCGATGGATGGATTAAGCTTCAAATTTGATATGTCATTATTCAGCCTATTCCCGTCAATGTGATGCACTATTTCATTGCTTTCCAAGATCCTGCCAAGATGCTGCTCCATTACAAGACGGTGTTCATAAACATACCCCTTGCCGAAAGTATGAGGATGCTCCGGGCAGTAAATAGCGTAATAACCATTTGATCTTACTCTCAGCGTCTTCCCTTTCAGTTGATAGATGATCTTGCTCATAACAGTATAATTTTTGCTTTTACTTCAGGTGACACCTCACTCCAACCTTGCTTCCCTTTCCACGGGATGGGTTCAATTGCCTGTACATCCTCATAGACATGGCAGAACAGATCAGGGAAAAACTGAACGAAGCACTTATCCTCATCCTCTTTCCTCATGGGCCGGCAATCAACCAGCCTGCCTATTGCAATGGCTTTACCCTCAAATCCAGGATTGATCTTTGCAAGAAAGTCACCCATTCTAACCAATTGCTTACCTCCAGATATCCTGCGTAGCTGCTCAGTGAAATACGGCTGCTTACTTGCACAGATGAGTACCCATCCGCGGTAGTTTGTGTTCCAGGTCCGGGTTTCAATTTTGCCATGTAGCATCAATTCTGCATATGGCTGCTTCCACGATAATGCGAGTAGTTTTTCTGTTGGACTGAAGACCTTCATCACTCACCTCCCTCCCCGAGAGCAAGCTTCTGCTTCTCAATGTACCGGTTGATATCCCAGGCGTTCACCGGGGCGACCTGTAGGGATCTTGCCCAATGTTTTGCAATCTCCTCTGTCACCGGATTGATTGCATAGATCGCTCCTGATCCAAGGAACCTTGTGAACGGCGGCTGAGCGTCCGTCTCGGGAACATCCACTCTGAGCATGTTCGTTCCCGCGATATTCTGTTCACTGCACTTACCGGCAATCTGGTTATGTCCAAATAACTCTACAATTGCCCACGTTTCAAATTTTTCTGATGTGTCCATGATAGGCTTAGATTCTGGTTACTTCTTAGTTATCTTCTCATAAATAGTCCTCGTCAAATACAAGTCATAGCTGGCATCATGAAGCTTATCCTCCTGCAGCTCTATACCCATCTCCTTGGCCACGGTGGCAAGCTTGAAGTTTTCCATCCCGGACCTTTTCTCAAGGAGGTACTGTGTAGCCAAAACCATCACATCAATACTGTTGGACCAGAACCAGGATCCGAAGTAGTTATCCCCGTTCTGCAGGAAGAAGCCCCTCAGGAACTGGTTATCAAAAGCAGCATTGTTGTAGCCGGCAAGGAAGAACTTGTCAGTCTTGGTATACCGGTTGACATACTGGCTCATGGTATGAATCATTTCCAGGTAGACGCTCTTCATTTCAGGGTAAGCAAGGATCTGTTCTTTGGTCACCCCTGCCACATCAAGAGCTTCCTGTTCAATGATTGCCTTGGGATTCGGGCGGACCTTCCAGTCGTGCTGCTCTTTCAGCACACCGTCGATCACAATGTCTGCGCTTATCTGGTGGATCCCATTGCGGGCCGGATTAACACCGGTAGTTTCAAGATCAAAGAAGAATACTTTCATTATGCGTTGATTTAGTTTAGTTTACATTCAGAAGTTTCATGGCAAGCCAGAAAAGAAAGAGGTAAAAGCTCATGCCTCCTCCCAGTAGAATGATTGCATAGAAGGCTCCAAGCCACAGCTTACGACGGGGAAAGGGTTCTTTCTGTTTCTCCTGGTATAGTACCTGGATCTTTGCTTCGGTCAATGTCTCTTCCATGGTTATTTGGTATTACGTTTATCTGTTCCGTGAAACAGTACGATGTTGAACATCTCCCTCATTCTGGAGGCGATGTATTCGCCGTACAGGTCCTTGATTTCGGATGGCTGGAGATTAGTGCTGATAAATGTCCTTTTATAGGCATCAGTAAAAACCCGGTAGCGCCTCTGCAGAATCTCGACGATCACGTCCGTGTGTGAACCATAAAACTTCACATGGTTCGCACCCTGCCCCAGGTCATCAATAAGCAGTTCACAAGGTTTGAAGCCCTCCATTTCTCTTACTGAGCTGTACTTCATGATAGCCGGAAACCCATTCAGTGTATATTCAGCTGCCAGCTCGTCAGCGGTGATCGCGTTCAATCCACGCCCATGCGCATTGAGATATGCCCTAAAGACTTTATAGAAAAGAGTCTTCCCCACTCCAAAGACCCCGTACAGAAATAATCCTTTATCGAGATCCCATTCACTAGTCGGATCCAGGGTAAAGTATTTCACCCCATTCATGTATATCTTCTCGCTGGCTTCATCCTCTCTATATCCCGGGCATAGCAGACTACGTATCTGTCGCATTTTGTCTATGTGCGCAGCTGTGCATTCGAACCTCTGGGATGGCGGAGGAGCAATTGACTTTAAGAATTCATCAAATTTCATATCAGAATGTTTTTTCCTGTTCCTGGTAATTTCTTTCCTTCGAATCGATGCCAAATGCAGTACGGGAAGGCTTTTTGAGCCTTGCAGCAAATACATCGATGTACTTTATTTTCTCTTTGTTGAGGTTGCGAAGCTTTATGATGCTCATGAAGTTTGTTCTCCACCAATCATCCATTCTCATGCGCTTCACTATATCCCTGATCTGATCAGCTGAGTATCCGTCGAGCCTTATACACTTATCAAGGGTGTCATGCCAGGAGTCGATCTGACTCTGTGTTTTTGGCCTTGTCTTTTCGTCGAAGAGGATTACAGTCGACCGGTAGAGTTCCTTCACTTCTTCGGAGAACTCACGCCGATCTTTTTCCCCCATACCCCCTTTATCTTTATTATTATTTTCATATTCATTTTCATATTCAGTATTTGCTTTACTTTTTGCTTTAGCAAATTGTTGGGTCTTTTTTCCACCTTTACTTCCTGCTTCGGATCTCAGCTCGCTAATCTCATTATCGCGTACCATGCGCTTTTGAAAGAGCCTGTCTCCGTCAATTGTCAGACATCCTTCATCAATTAATTGGGAAATTGCACTGTACAAAGTATCCCTGTCGATGGGTAAAAGTCTGGTGATCTTTATAGCAAAATTCAAAGCAAAATTTTTTGTCAGCTTGTCATTTTGCTTAAGCAAAATTGTGCCGTATGGATCCGATTTATGAAGCAAACAAAGTAGCTTGATATAAACTCCCTGGGTGGCCCAAGTGCACATACTTAACTTTTCGTCAGTCAAATAATCCTGAACGTATAGTGGGAGATACGGTTGATCGCGCAGCGCCATTGCCTTAGTTTTGTGATGCTTGTTCTACTTCTCTTTCAATCTCTAACTCCTTCTTGTATTTGGCGATGATCGGTTTGGCTTTAGGGCTTTCAGGATCATCGGCAATAATTCTGAGGTCCGCGCGGAGAATAATATTCTGAACTGCCAGCTTCGTGTTCTGCCTCCTGAGTCTGTAGTTTTCAGCTATGATTTTGAACAGGTTCATTTTTTGAGTTTTTCCATTACAAGTTTCTGAGCTTCCCTCTTTGCAATTCGGTCCACAAGCCGGAAGTAAGCTGCATGGTCCTTGCGCTTTATCGCCCTGCGCTTGCGCCACTGCAGGATCCTGTCATTAAGAGTCATTTTCATTGCCAAAAGTCTCTCTGTGTCCCCGGCAGGATTCGAACCTGCAACTGTCGGCCTTCAGCTCTGTGATGCAGCCGAACCACACACCCCTTATTGTGTTCACAGATTGTGTGCGTCTACCAATTCCGCCACAGGGACGACCTGTTTTACTTCAGCAGGCCTTTAAATTCCTTGCTCGGCTTGAAGTATGGGATCTTCTTTGCCGGCACATGGATCTTAGTCCCGCGACTGATATCCCGGGCAAGCTTTGCCTTGCGTATCTTTGGGATCCAGG